ACCTTCCGAAGCAAACCGCTTCCCCAAGGCAGCGACAAAGACCAGGTTGTATCATGTCGAGGACCTGGCAGGCAGAGGCCCCGCAGACACCATGGCGCTGTATGACGCTGCGCAACGATTGGGTGACAGCGGCCCGATCCGGTCAACAGTGATTAAAATGCCCGGTCTATAAATTACCGTTAAATTAAAGCCCCGTCCCATTAAATTGTGTCGGGGCTTTTTTGTGCCTGATGGACAGATAGTCTGGTCCGGTGGACACATAACCTGTCCACCTTTAAGCGTCTGATTTGTTTAGTTTTTTATGCTGCCGGACCGATTGGACCGATAGTTAGAGGTGTTTCATAAGGTGCCAGAAAGTGCTGTGTTTATAATTACTATAATTACCATGGAAGCTTTATCATTCGCCATGGGCTCAAAGGTAGATTGCTGTCCGATATGTCCGCCATCGCTGGTTATGTAGCGAAATCAAAGGCTTACATGGTGGACAGATGATTTTCGGATCTGTCCGGCAGATTTATATTGACTTGGACAGCGCGCTATGCGAGTTTTACAGGTATACAAAACGAAGGGACAGAATGTGTTAATCGAGAAAAATGTAAAAATTCCTGAAGGTTCGGGAAAAGGCAACATGAAGGGCACTTCAAAATATCCATGGCCTGACATGATCGTCGGTGACAGCGTTTTCATCCCGTCAGTCACTATGACCTCACACCCGATAAATTATGCTTACAAGTGGATGGCGCGCAACGGTCGCAAATTGACCGCGCGCGCAGAAAACGGCGGTGTTCGAGTTTGGAGGGTGTTGTGATGCAGATGCCCCGCAACGGATTTGACAGCCTGGCCGCAGTGGCCCGCCTGAACGACGACAACACGATGCACCACCGGGAACGCTGGCCGACGCTGTATTGGGTCTGGGATGAGTTGGACGAGTTGCGGGCGATTGACGCCGAGGACCATGCCGCGCTTGAGGCGGAGCGGGACGCGCTGTCTGAGGTCTCAGAGCAGCGTGACGCCCTGTCCGAGGCCGTCCGGCTGCTGTTAGAGCCCGAGCCGGATATGGACCGTGTGCAGGCCATTCTGATGGGGGGCTGGTGGTGACCAATCGTGACGAGCAAGCCGAGCGCATGAGGGTCATGTGGTCTGCGGTGGTATTAACATCACTCAATGACGCAATTCGCCATACCGCAACAGAGTCCAAAAAACACAAAGGTCGGGCGCTGAACACCCTGGCACTGTGGGGAAACTCGCGGGATGGTCGGGAAGTGATCAGCCTGGCTGGTATCAATCCCGACAAGCGTACCACTGACTGCATGGTGGCATTCGCAGCCAAGGGCGTGCCACCCACAATGTCGCGCAAAAAGGAGACCAATCTATGATGCCTGCACCGAAATTTCCCCAATATAAGACGGTTCCGACCGCATCGCTGATACCATACGTGCGCAATGCAAGAACCCACAGCCCAGCGCAGGTTGACAAGATTGCCGCTTCGATCCGTGAATTTGGGTTCCTCAACCCGATCATCACAGACGGGCAGAGCGGCATTGTCGCGGGCCACGGGCGCGTCATGGCGGCCCAGAAGCTGGGGCTTGATACGCTGCCGACAATCGACGCCGCGCACCTGACCGAGGCGCAACGGCGCGCCTATGTGCTGGCAGATAACCGGATGGCATTGGACGCCGGATGGGATAACGACCTGCTCAAGATCGAGTTGCAGGATCTGGACGCGGAGGGCTTTGACCTGACGCTGACCGGGTTTGACTTGGGCGAGTTGACTAGCATATTCTTGGAGCCAAGTATGGAAACGCCTGACAGCAGTTCAAAGGAAATTGACCCTGACGCATACTCAATGGATCACAAGTGCCCTAAGTGCGGATTTGAATATGACGAATAAGCCCACCTGCGCATGGTCACTTGCCGATCTGGACAATGTGCCGAGCAACGGCGTCAAAGTCATGTCAACATTTGCCTGCGGCGGCGGGTCAAGCATGGGGTACAAGCGGGCAGGGTGTGAGATTGTTGCGGCCAATGATATTGATCCAGAAATGGCATGGCACTATCAGCGCAACCTTTCGCCAAAGCATTACTTTCTTTGCCCTATTGGTGATCTGATCACGAAAGATTTGCCGCCGGAATTGTTCGAGTTGGATATTCTGGACGGGTCGCCGCCTTGCAGCACGTTCAGCATGGCCGGAAGCCGGGAAAAAGCGTGGGGCAAAGATAAGCATTTCCGCGAAGGGCAGGCAAAGCAGGTCCTGAGTGATCTGTTCTTTGACTATCTTGACCTTGTGGACCGGCTAAAGCCGAAGGTGGCAATCGCTGAAAATGTCAAAGGCATGATCTTAGGGAACGCCAAAGGCTATACTAAAATGATTATGGCGCGGTTTCGTGAAATTGGATACAGACCGCAACTGTTCCTAATCAATGCGGCTGACTGCGGTGTGCCGCAACGGCGTGAACGTGTGTTTTTCTGTGCTGTTCGGAATGACATTGACGTGCCTCCGTTGCAGCTTGCACCAACCCACCGATGGATCAGCGCGGGCGAGGCTTGTGCTGATTTGCGGGAATTGACGGATGCTGAGCTGAAGGATACTGCGCCGACGCTTACACACACCAGACACTGGCATGATACAAAACAGGGTGATAATTATTCAGCCGCAAACTTCAAAAGAAACGGGAAAGCAAGCAGTTTCAATTATTGGAAGGTAAACAAAGCAAAACCTTGCGGAACTCTAACTGGGGTTGAAAAGTTGCCTGCGCATTGGTCAGAATGCCGAACTTTAACCTACCGCGAATGGAAACGCCTCGGATCATTCCCCGACGATTATCAAGCCAAGTCTGACAAGATCGGCAAATACATGATAGGCATGAGCGTGCCGCCCAAAATGACAGAGGTTGTGGCGCGGGCCGTGTGCGCTCAGTGGCTCAAGCCGTTCGGCCCGTAGACCTTCAGCGCAATTCAAACAGTTTGCCCGTGTGGGGTGTGGGTCATGCCAGCATCCCCCGTGCCAGGGCTTCCCGCAGCGCAATGCCTGTCCAGAATGTGGTGTCGCGCTGGTGGTAAGTGCCGTCTGGGGACAGTGTGGGCGTGTCGTCATATTGTCCAATGCGCGCGCCGTCATAGGTCAGAAGCGTTTCGCCTTGGGTGGTGCTGAATCGCTTGCGAGTGATGCCGACCTTGCTGGGGTCAAAGTTGGCGGGGGCGAATATAGTCATGGTCTTGGCTCCTTGCCGGTGTGTCTCTCTACATCCTTATTGCCACTAATTACTTACCCTGTCAAGCACCTTGTCAACAATAATTACCTGCGCTATATTTAACGTATGGATGGAATGCCTAAAAAACCCTGTGGCCGCAAACAGCACGCGCCAAGCGATGCGCAGCGCCAGCTTGTGCAGCTTCACGCGACGGTCGGCACGACACAGGACATGATTGCCCGCGTGATAGGCATCGACAAAAAGACATTGCGGCTGCACTACCGCGACGAGTTGGACCTGTCGATGGCGAAAGCAAACGCCACAATCGGCGGCGCGCTGTTCAACAAAGCCAAAGGCGGCGATACGGCGTCCATGACGTTCTGGCTCAAGACGCGCGCCCGGTGGCGCGAAACGGCTGACGTGAACCTGATCAGTGAGGACGGCAGCATGTCGCCCAAGGCCGCGCTGGATGTGTCCCGCCTGTCACCTGAAGCACTGGCGGAAATTGTGGCGCTTGGCGATGCAACTGACACCACTTGACATCATTGCCGCCGAAAAGGAACTGTGCCGCAGATCGCTGGCATACTTTGCACGGCGCGCCTGGCACGTCTTGGAGCCGTCCACGCCGCTCAAGTGGGGCTGGGCGCTGGACGCTATCTGTGCGCACCTGGAAGCCGTCACGCGGGGCGACATCAACCGCCTGCTGATGAACGTGCCGCCCGGCACCATGAAGTCTCTGCTGACCGGCGTGATCTGGCCCGCTTGGGAATGGGGCGCGCAGGCCAAGCCGCACACGAGGTTCCTTGGCACGGCGCACAAGCAAGACTTGGCCGTCCGGGACGCAATGAAATGCCGTCGCCTGATCCAGTCGGACTGGTATCAAAAGCGCTGGCCAATGAACCTGATGGCCGACAACAATGCCAAGCTGCGGTTTGAAAACGACAAGACCGGATTCCGGGAAGCAATGGCATTCGAGGGAATGACCGGCTCGCGCGGCGATAGGGTTCTGATCGACGATCCGCACAGCGTTGCAGACGCCAACAGCGTCCAGAAACTTGCCACGGGCATTGCTACATTCCGGGAAGCCCTGCCGTCCCGTGTAAATAACGATGAATCCGCGATTGTGATCATTATGCAGCGATTGCACGAGTCCGACGTTTCTGCCGTGGCAATTGATTTGGGCTACACTCACCTGTGCCTGCCGATGCGGTTTGAATCGGATCGCCGATGCTCCACGCCGTTCTATACTGACCCGCGCACGATCGAGAGCGAACTGCTGTTTCCTGATCGGTTCCCAGAGGACCAAGTGGCTGACCTTGAAAAGACCATGGGCATCTACGCCGCCGCCGGTCAGCTTCAACAGCGCCCCGCACCGCGCGGCGGCGGCATGTTCAAACGGTCAGACTTCCGCGTTATCCAAGCGGAGCCTGCGGGCTACCTGTGGGTGCGTGGATGGGACTTGGCAGCAACTGACGATCCCGGAGCGGCCCGGACCGCTGGCGTCAAGCTGGGAATCGGCCCTGACAACCGATTGTGCATCGCCCATGTCGTCAAAGACCGGGTAAACGCTGCGGGTGTTGAACGGCTTTTGGGCAGCACGGCGGCGGCAGACGGGCAAGACGTGCGCGGGTCAATTCCGCAAGACCCGGGCTCTGCTGGTAAATCATGGGCTTTGCATTTGCTAAAACATGCATTAATGGGTTATAGTTACACCGCAAGCCCTGAGACGGGCGACAAGGAAACGCGCGCAATGCCGCTGGCGGCACAGGTCGAGGCCGGAAACGTGGACATTGTGGCAGGCGATTGGAATGGTGACTTTTTGGACGAAGCTGCGACGTTCCCGATGGGCAAGTTGAAAGACCAGATCGACGCTGCGACCCGCGCGTTTGACATGATCGTGGCCCCTCGCGCATCAGCCGGTATATTCCTGCGAAAGAAAAACCGATGAACATCTTGAACGCCGCCCGCCGAATTGAAGCAATGTTTCCAGGGTATTTTCAGAACGCCAAACACGACCACAATAAAGATTTTGGCTATCCCGATCATGTTGATTTTGACGCAGCTTATCAGCGATATTCGCGTAACGGCATAGCGTTCGCTGGCGTTGAAAAGACAATTCTCAA